ATGATAACAACATCAAATTTGTTGATATCGGTACCGCTGGATTAGAAGCAGCTGAATTGGCTAAAAGAAATGCACATGGTGTACCATTAGAAAAGATTGAAGCGATGATTGCTAGTCATACAGCACAAGGTCCATTAACACTTAAAAGTGTGCTAGACTCAAAAGATATGTATAAACAATCTGATGTATTGTACTCATGTATATTGTTAGATAATCAATCTAAAAGTACTTTGTTATCTATGGTAGGTGATAGAATACCAGAAGGTTGGAAAGTGTTTGCACACCATATGACAATAAACTTGGGTGAACTTAAAGATAAAACAGATTTGGGTAAACAAGTTACATTGACTGTTGAAGAAGTAGGTATATCTGATATGGCTATGGCTGTTAAAGTTAGTGGTTACCCATCTAAAAATGAAATACCACATATTACTATTGCTATTAACCCAGATGGTGGTAAACCAGTGATGAGTAACCAAATAACAAAATGGCAACCTATCAAGAAATTTATGATTGGTGGAGTTGTCACTGAAATCAAAAAACAATGAGTGACGTTAAATTAAATCTAAAAGGATGGGGACTGGTACATGCCGAAGTATTATGGATTGAAGGTCCCCTTTATAAAATAAGATTTGTACCAGAAGATAATTTATTAGCTGATGTTAGAACAGAAGTATTTCATGTAACTGAAATATTGAACATTAATGATATTTTTATCGATAAAAATTTAAAGATAGACCCTAAAGTAACTGCGATTCGTGAAACAAAAGAGGAAACTGGGTTAGATGTTACAAACCTAAGACTTATATTTGCTATTCATAAAGACGGTTTTATGGGTTTCACTTATTTGGCTGATTATTCTGGAACAATAGAACATAACGAACCACACGTTGTTAAATGGCAACCGATGGAAGTGTTGGTAAACGGTAGATTTGGTAAATATAACAAATTGGTGTCTGAATCAATGAATGACATGGGTATTCAATACAAATACAATGTTGATGTGAAAGCAATCAAAGAAGATGTTTCCAAAGTCATCAATGAACATTTCAAAGGTGAAATAAAAGTTGAGTTTGTAAGAAAATCATGGGGTGATAATTCTTATATCGTTTACTTTGTTGATGAAATGGGTGAGTTAGAAGAAACATTCGGTGATGATAAGAAATTGGATACTAGATTAGATGCTTTATCCAGAAAATATGGGGTAAAAATTAGAATAGATTCTAGTTATTATTGCAAGTAATAGTTTTAATTAGTATATTTGTTAAAAATAGTTTTATGAAGAAAGATGAAATCGATAGAAGATTGGATTTGAGTACCAAATTCATGAAAATGGGTCATTCTCTAATGAATGAAGGTAGAGAAAACAAAGACATGGCTATCGCACAACTTGGAACCATTATGATTTTTATGAGTGGTTTATTAATTGGTGATGATGACGATATTTTTAAGTTTTCTGATTTGGTATCAATGTTCTCATCAAAGAAAATATTGGATGCGATGCATGAACAAGACAATCCAATCAAAGATTTGTTCAATCAAAGGTTAGATGATGCCACTTATGATGAGTTTGTCAAACGAATTGACAAGTTGAGAAAGAAAAAAGATAACGATAAAAACGATGATGAAAAATAATCATCGTTTTATTTGTTTTATTAAAATATTATTCCTACATTTGTCTAACATTTAAAATTAACGACATGTTAGCTATACAAAAATATTTAAGAACACACGGTTTAGAAAAAACAATCAAAGACTTTAGTTTGAAAACTAGAGAGTATGAAGGTAAAATACTTTTTAAATACGACCAATTAGTATCACCAACTCTTATGGCATTGCCAGAGATGCAAGATTGTCGTGGAATCATACTTGAAAAAAATACTTGGGATGTAATGTCATTGGCGTTTAGAAAATTCTTCAATGCTGAAGAATCAAACGCTGCTAAAATAGATTGGAACACAGCAAAAGTACTTGAAAAATTGGATGGTACTATGATACAAGTATATTGGGACTGGTATGAAGAAAAATGGTTTGCAGCAACTACTGGTACTGCTGAAGGTGAGGGTGAAGTAAACAACAAAAATGGTACTACTTTTAACGATTTGTTTTGGGATACTCTTAACAACAAATACATATTTAATGAATGTTTGTTGAACAAAGACCTTATATACGTTTTTGAGTTGACTACACCATATAACATAGTAGTTAAACCACATGGTGAATCATCTGCAACATTGTTGACAGTTAGAAACAGAGAAACACTTGTTGAGTTGTCTGGAAAAGACTTACAAATGGTTGCTATATCATTAGGTGTACCATTGGTTAAATCTTTTGATATAAACGCATCAAATATTGGTCACTTGTTGAAAACATTTGAAGGTATGCCATGGTCTGAAGAAGGTTATGTTGTACGTGATGGTAATGACAACCGTGTGAAAGTGAAAAACCCAGCATATGTTGCGGTTCACCACTTGAAAGGTAAAACTGCTGAACACAATATATTAACTATCGTTAAAACAAACGAGATAGAAGAGTTTGCAGCAACTTTCCCAGAAAGAACTGAAGAACTTAATCGTCTTAAAGAAGGATACGATGCGTTAATTGCTAAATTGAATAGTATTTGGGTTGAGTTACAATTACGTAGACCAAAAAACATCACCAAAGAAGAACAAAAAAAGTATGCAGCCGCTGTATTTGAAGTATGTGGTAAACATGATGTAACACAATTCACTGGATTGTATTTCGGATTGGCACAATACAAAATAAACAGTGTTGAAGACTTTATGTTCAACTATGATGATAAGTTATTATATAAAATGTTGTAATATGATGAATTATATTTTATCTAATCCTTACATATCTGCTTTGGTAGTATTGGTTAGTCAGATAGTGTTTATATATTTGAGAACAATCAATGTTATTTATACATCTGAAAGACGAATACTACCAGCAATAATAAGCGGTAATGGTATTGGGTTAGCATGGTTGGTATCTATGTCTATTGGTGGTAATTCTATTATGCATGGAGAATTTTTACCTATATTATCATATCTTATTGGTGGTACGTTAGGAACTTATTGGGGGATATTAAAAGAAACTAAAAAATGAATAAAGAACAATTTGAAGAATATCTAATATCAATTGGTGGTGTTTATAGCTGGAAAGGTGTTAACCACACTAACCCATATGTATTTGGTGTTGGTGAGGGTTGGTTTCAGCTATTAAAGAACCTCATAGACGAACTTATATCATTGGGTTGGGATAGACACATGCTTCAATCAAAAGAGAAGTTTGGTGGTCTTAATTTCTATGTAAAAGAACCAACACCAGAAATGTATGATTTGATAATAACATATGAACGATTATCATATGAGATATGTGAAGTTTGTGGTGAGAAAGGTGAACGTAGAAATGGTGGTTGGATAAAAACATTGTGTGATATACACGAAGAAGAAAGAAAAAAAGAAATTTAATTTGCTAAATTAAAATTAATTTCATACATTTGTATTATAAAATTAAAAACATATGACAATTAAAGAAATTTTTGACGAAATTGCATCGACAAGTGGTAATAATGCTAAGATTGATGTGTTGAAGAAATACTCTGATAATGAGTTGTTAAGACGAGTCCTTTATATGGCAAACTCTAAACGAGTTAAGTTTTACATCAAAAGATTACCAGAATATACTCACAATGAAGTGAGTTACACATTGGAACAAGCGTTGGGTACGCTTATGGAAATCGCTAACCGTGATATCACTGGTCAAAACGCAATTGATAAGTTAACTATTTGGTTGGAGAACGTATCTGCTGATGATGCATACATTATTGAACGTATTATCGATAAAGATTGTAAAATCGGTATGGGCACAACTTTTATCAACAAAGTATTTAAAGGGTTGATTGAAGAAACACCATACATGGGTGCTGTATCATTTGATGAGAAGAAAGCACGCAAAATTTTTGATAAGGGTGGTAAAGGTATCTCACAAGTAAAAATGGATGGTCGCTACTGCAACGCTGTTATTAGAGGTGGTGAAGTAGAAATGGAATCGAGACAAGGTGAACCTACTATTGTTACTGGTGCTAAATTTGTTGAAGAACTTGCACAACTAGAAGATTGTGTGTTAAATGGTGAGTTGACAATGGATGGTATACCACGTTATGAGTCAAATGGTATCATTGCATCTATAATTGATATCTCTAAAAATAAAAGTGAGCGTAGTGATAAAGAAAATGAAAAGAAATTAGCTGCGTTTGTTGAAAAACATGGTGATTTTGATGAAGCTTTATCTAAAATACGTTATACAGTATGGGATAGAATCAGTATTGATGAGTATTTTGATGCTAAATCAACTGTACCATACAGCAAACGTGCTATTGAATTGAACAAAGCATTAAAAGCTATTGAAGTAACACGTGTATCTATCGTTGAGGGTGTAGTTGTTAACACATATGAAGAAGCGATGAACCATTTCCAAGAGATTTTGGGTCGTGGTGAAGAAGGAACTATCTTAAAACCATACGATGGTGAGTGGAAAGATGGTAAACCAACACATCAAATCAAAATGAAATTGGAATTAACATTG